CCGGCCCACAAGTGTCTTAACTTACTAACAATGTTTACACTTGTGTTTTTAGCCTTCGTGGCTTTATGTTCAGTTGCCCATTTTACGGGCACAACCGAATATGTGTCGTACGTCACTGATCCTGTGAGTGAAGTGGCGTGCAATGTTGGCGAAACAGTTTATGGCTTCGTCACATATCCTTTTTCAATAGTAACCGAATTTGTCATGGAACTTATGTATCTGTGGGATTCTCTACCAGGTTACTTTGTTGATCATTTTATAGTGTGGTTGGACTGGTATAGGACCTTTCCTAGCTTTCGTGAAGCGGTTAAATCCTTCATTAAAGAAAAGCTCTCTTGCCCTCCACCCCAAACCTTTCTTTTATTTTCCACGTTTCCCCAAACGCGTTATTGTCAATTGTATAACCATGTTTATAAGGTCAGTCCTATCTACTCGATCTTCGATTTGGTGTTACTTTGTTGCTTATCATTAATCACTGTTATCATATTTTTACTCCGCGGAGGCATTTCTTTGTATACCCGCGTACAAGAGTTAGTTATGAGAGTAGTTAATCGATTTACAACACGACCTAACCAGCGACCAGAAACCCTTCGTGCACAATTTAACTCTATGGAGTTCTCTCGCGTTAAAGCGTCTACAGGTCACACTCATGCAATGAGTGCTCTTGATCGTACGTTAGCTTCAACGTTTATTGATAGACTAGGACCCTCCGTTGGTATGCGGTCCTATTTCGTTCAGAGATCGAGAACAGATGAGCGCAAGAATCGTGCTGGTAGTCGCGTTCCATTTTGGAGCAAAGATTTGAATGCTGAGTTGGAGGATTTTGCCCCCCAGCATGATGACCTTTTGGCTTTTGTTGATGTTGATCAGTATGTCGATATGCCCTCATTTCTTTGTGATAATTTCCAGTCTACTGTTCTGTACACTTTCCAGCCCACTCAGGTAGCGCGTACTGCTACTGAGTATAGCTTTACTTTCGACGAGGATAATTCCGTTGATTATAGAGTTACTGGCGGAGGTCGTTATCAGCATAGAGTATGGAATTACAGTCATGATAATATCCTTGTATATAAGAGTTTCTTTGGAATTCCATATAAGGCTGCAACATATGGTATCGATCGTCGTAGAACTTCTGAAGATCATGAACTTGTACTTTTGACTCCTCTCTCAATGTGGCGAGGCTTCTTTGCTTTTATTGTTCGTTTCTTCCTCTTTGGAAGAGCTCTGACACGCTTGCGCGTTGTTTTTGGACGGTTCCTTCGTTTGAAAGTACACAGCGGTGCAGGATTATTGGTGTCAACGGGCAAGATTGGCGAGTTTGCTCAAGCTACTGTTCCTATTGAGATTGATGAAACCCTTGGGTCGATTGCGAAAATATCGAAGTTTGACTTAACCCTTCCACAAAGTATTTCAGCGTGTGATGGAAATAAAGAAGCAGGCACCGTTTTGACGGATTATCACAGGAACTCCACCAATGATGCAATCTTGGCAGGATGGACCCGTGAATCGTTAAAACCTGATGTCGTTGCTCCTATTCCTGAATCTGTACGCGTATATTCTTTTGACCCGTCAACATATGATCCAGCGGATAAGCCTATTATGACCCCGTACATGTCACCCATCCTGGGAGATTGTTTTGTTCCAGCTAACAGTCTCAGTAATATTCAGAATGGAGTGACTGAGCGAATTGAGAAAGTCAAGCCAGGAGAACTAGCTATGACCCCGTTTCTCTTCCAATGTATGCAGGAGTTTGTGGAGTTTTTAATCCCTGAACCGAATGTTTTAGATCCTGAGGACGACGATTATCTTTATGTGCACCAGTTTTCTCCTTCACAGAGACGTATTTTGGAAACACCTACTTTAGAACCTAAGCGTGTTGCCAATTGTTTCGTGAAGAAAGAGAGTTATGGGGACGTGAAGCCAATGCGTCTCATCTCGCAAATTAATGGAGATGATAAAGCCGAGTATTCTAAATTCATTTATGCGTTCACCGCTCATGTGTTGAAACATCAAGAATGGTATGCGTTTGGTAAGACACCGAAAGAAGTTGCGGAGCGAGTTGCTCAGGTCTGCGCGCTAGCACTTAAAGACGTATCTAACTCTGACTTTTCCAAGTTTGACGGACATGGTTCAAATTTGATGAGAGAATTGGAGAGATTAGTTCTTATGCGCGCGTTTCGAAAGGTACATCTTGAGAAAGTTATTGGTTTACACCGAACCCAATTTGGTTTGAAAGCCTTTGTGCGTACTCCTGACGTTCTGGATCCTGTTGTTACATACGATTCAGAGTTTGCACGTCTGTCAGGGTCACCAGAAACATCAAGTTTTAATGGAGTGACAAACGCCTTTGTAAGCTACCTTCAAGCTAGATTAAGTCGTCCAGATGGAACATGTAAGACCCCAGCGCAAGCCTGGAAGGATCTTGGCATTTACGGAGGCGACGATGGTTTGACAGCTGATGTTGATACGCAGAATTATAAGCGAGCAGCTAAAATGATCGGACAAGCAATTACTGTAGAGAAAGTTCAAAAGCACTGCCTTGGTGTCAAGTTTTTAGCCAGGGTTTATTCACCATTTGTTTGGGTAGGAGATGTGAACACTTGTTGTGATCTTCCTCGCCAACTGACGAAAATACATGTGACTGTCAACTTAGGACACGGAGTCACTCCCATTATGAAACTATTAGAGAAATGTTTAGCTTATTGGTTAACCGATGCAAACACACCGATTCTTGGTGAGTTTGTTAAGCGTGCGCGTTATCTGCTCAATGGAGAATTTGAGCGTAACCCCCTTACGGCACCAATGCGAGCATGGTCTGCAAAGTTTGATAAGTGTGTTCAGTATAAAAATGAACCTGCGGAGTGGATGATGGAATATGTTGAGCAAGTTATGCCTTCAGCAAATATACATGGATTTTTCGCCTGGCTTGAAAAGACCACTATCCTTAGTGACCTCCTTAAACCCCCCCTACTGCAAGAACCCGTGCCCGCCAAGCCGAAAGTGCCTGTCGTTGTGGATGGACAAATAGTTGAACCAGATGCGCCTGCAAAAGATAATAAGAAACCCCAACTCCCTAGATCTGATAAGCCAGAGAAGCCGAAGATGACGAAGGAGGAGTTTGAAACGTTTAAAGCTGATTTAGTCGCTAAGGGACGATGGCGAGAGAAGACCGTGACCCCGCCTCAGCACGCTGATGACTCCAAAGATTGGAAGAAAGATAAATTTGTTGGAAAAGGAAAGACTGAGAAACCCCCAATCAAGGGATGGAAGGCTCGACCCCGTGCTAATAGTGCTGATCAAAGTGCTAAGCCAAAGGGAACTGCCCCATCTAACCGAGGTTAAAGGGGGGGACTTTGCGCGTCTTTGGATCCTTAGGTGGGTCCATTGAGGAAATGGGTACAACTTTAAATGTATTTCACGCGCGTGTCTTATGACCGGGCTTGCTTGGAAGCCCGAGTTTTTCTGAAAGTTATTTCCACACTTGTCAGTTTAAGTCACAAGATATGTCACAAAACCAAAAGAAAGCTAGTCCCGCCAAACGAGCACGTCGCCAACGGCAGAGACTGAGAAAGAGAGCTACTCGCAACGGTGCACAACCTGCGCGCAAATCAGTTCGACAATCAAACATGTTGCAACCATTAGGTCGTAGACAGCGAAATCGCCGAAGAGGTGCTCCTGTTGTTGGCCCTATGGGTATTCAACCTTTCCCGGATAGTCGGCGTCGAGGAGGCATTTTGAATGCCATCGATGTTGGCGGAGCCGGTTGGGAAGAAGCCAGCGGAATGGTGGGTCAGGCCCCCTCGCGAGGCATCCAACGTTCAAGGAAAGAAATGGTGATTGAAGAATCTGAGTTTGTTGCTGCGGTTACAGTTGCGGGACAACCAGATTTTAACAATACCGCTTATCCCATTAACCCTGGACAAGCTGCATTGTTTCCATGGCTATCAACGATTGCCAAACAATTTGAAAAGTACCAGTTTGAGAAACTTGCCTTTGTTTACAAGAAAGAAGTTTCTGAATTTGCCACAGCTGGCCAAACTGGGAAAGTCATGATGATGGTCGATTTTGACGCATCTGACGCACCACCCGCTACTAAGCAGCAGATGGAGGATACTGATCCCCACAATGATGCTATGCCGAGTCAAACGTTTTCTTTGATTCTCGACCCAGTCGATATGGTTCCCTGGAATTTGGACGCACGTTATGTCCGTCCAGGGGGTCTTCCTGGCGCCGCTGATATCAAAACTTATGATTTGGGTAACCTCAATGTTGCCACACAGGGCATCCTGCAGAATTCGGAAGTTGGTGAGCTTCATGTTGTTTACAAGGTAAGATTGATTAAGCCGATCTTGGAAAATCTTGTTGGTGCTCCTGCAAACAATCAGGTAACCCAATTTGTTAATACAGCTGGCACCCCGCTTGCTTCTACCACACCTCTTGCATTACCTTTGCAGGATTTTGCTGTGGGGCACGGGTTCACAAATGGCCTGGCTATTACAATTGGGGTTGGAGGCGCAATGACTCCACCACCTGGAAATTACCTGTTGACCGGGTCAGCGCAGTTCTCGAACACAGGGAACTCGACTGACTGGCATATCGCCTTTGAGAAGAATGCTGCCGTTGTCCCATACGGAGCTTATATTCCTGAGTTCTCCGCCCCTAGTGGAGCTTACCCTAGTGAATATCTCACCGAGTCGATTTTTGTCAGTGCGAACGGAACAGATGTTTTTACGTTTGTTGTTGCTACAACATTCTCTACTGGAGCCTCGAGCGTCAACGGTGTTGTCACTTGGACTGCGGTCTAGATTCCCAATTGCCGCGAAGGAAAACGCGAGAGAATAACCCCTATTATACCCCTTAGTACCCCCACACCTTGGTGAGGATGTACTGGTGCGTAGTACTGCCAAGTCGCCTGGTCTGACACCCAATCAGAACACAGGACGTAAAGAGACAGTTCAACTGTCGGCTTGGAGTAGCCTCACCGGAAACCCTCCGAAAGCTCTATGGAGATCGATGCTAAGTTTCTATAAATTTCTTTACAAAAACT